GCCACACCGCCACTTCCCTTCGACGACGACGGGGCGTGATCAGCGCCTTTGCAAGCGGCGGTTCCTGTGATATTGCAGGAACCGCAAGCCACCGTTCCGGCTTGTTTGCAAACGAAAGGGCTGAACATGGCGAAAAAGGCGAAGCGCGGCCGGCCGGCTAAGGCCGCCAAGGCCGGGAACCAGTGGCGGCGGACAAATCGGCAGCCAGCGAAACGAGCGCGGGTCCCGGTGCTGCCGCAAAACGTGCCGTTTTCCGAACTTAGAAAGGAAGTCGATCGCGTTCACGCGCTGCGATCCGCGGCGGCAGCGTCGGGAAATTATCGCATTCTGGTCTATCCGATCGGTGCCCCCGATGATGACCCGCCGCGGCTTCTGGATATCAGCACGCCGCTGAACGGACCGCAGGGCATGCGGCATCCCGGGGAAGATCAAGCGCCGGCGGTTGCATCGGCGCTTCGGCAGGTGGCCGACTGGTTGTCTGGTGATCTGGGATGATTGCCGCCCGCGTGCCCGATGATCGGGTTGTGAACTGGCGCGCGGAATATCACGCCGCGGCGGATGCGTTTCGCCGCGGCGTGATCGACGTGGACACGCTGCGCATGCGGCTGACCCGGCTGGGATACTACGGCCAAGCGCTAGCGGCGGAAATCCAGCACGTTCGTGAAGGGCGGCAGCCGTGACCGTTTCTGCATATCCGCTTCACTGGCCGCCCGGGTTCAAGCGCACCGCGCGCCAGACCAGCAGCCTGTTCAAGGTGACGCTGCCGGCGGCGCTGAACAACGTGCAAGGAAGCCTGCGGCGCTTCGGCAAGGATAGCGCGAAGTCGATCGGCGGGCTGGTGATTTCATCGAATGTCACGCTGGGTGTGTCGAACCCGGACGATGCCGGCGTGGCCGTCTGGTTCACATGGGACGGGATGCAAGTCTGCATCCCCTGCGATCGCTATGGGCGAGTGGAAGAAAACCTGCAAGCGATCCACTATGTCATCGAGGCGCGGCGCACCGAACTGCGCCACGGCACGCTGGAAATGGTGCGCGCGACCTTTTCGGGGTTCAAGGCGTTGCCGGCACCGGAGGGAAAGCACTGGCGCGATCTGCTGAAAGTCGGGAAAGCTGCCAAGGTGACGCCGGGCACCATCGAATTCGCCTACAAGTCGCTGGCGAAAAAGTACCACCCGGACGCCGGCGGCAGCCCGGAACTGATGGCGGAACTTAACAATGCGCGCGACACGGCGTTGTCGGAAATCGGCTAACACTGGAGGAAACGGACATGATGACCATCCGCGAAATCAAGCGCTTCCTGATCTGGGCCGCATTCGTGGTGATCTGGGGCATGATGGCGATCGCGAGCGCGAACGCTGGCGGTGATCCACCGCGGGCGACCGATCGAAACAATTTCTATCCGGCATTCGGCGCGAAGCCGACCGATCCGCGCATCCCGCTGAAATACCTGAACCCGCCTGCGCCGCAGATGAACCCGGTGCCGGCAGGCCTTGCGCCGTCGAACCGGATCGCGCCGACCAGCCCGGTCCGGCCGCTGGATCAGATCGCGAAGGCATGGGTGCTGATTGCCGAAGCGACAAGTGCCTATGATGCGATGGCGCTGCTGAACCGCACCTTCGGCGATCCGCCATGGCGCTTTGAAGGCTTCGACGAACAAACCGGCGACTTCACCCGGGTGGTGCTGCATTCGGTGCAAGAGCGACCGCCGGGCGCGCCATACCTGCCGCCGCGATTCTTCGCCGAAGTGGAATTCATCGACCCGGAAGTGACGCCGGCGGTGCGATGGGTGGAAATGGCGGGCCGCCCGCGCATGACATGGCGGGCGCGGCCATGAAGCAAGGCGAGTCGGATGTGAAGGCCAGCGCGGCCCATATGGTCGGCGTGGTCGAAGCAATCACCGCGTCGAAAGACACGACGGGCAAAATCCGCTGCCCGGTCTGTTCGACCGGCAGCGTTCTGTGGTGGCGTGGAGGTCCGCGGGCGATGCGCGCGGCGTGCGATTCCTGCAATTTCAAATTCATTTCGTGAAGGGCATCAGATGACGACACCGGGCAATCAGACTGCGGGACTGGGCTGGAACCCGGACCCGCCCAGCTTTCTGGATTACAAGTTCGGCGCGGCGTTTGCGCCGGTGTCGATGCCGGCCGCGCACAGCCTGCGCAATAACTGTTCGCCGGTACGCAATCAGGGGAACATCGGTTCGTGCACCGGGTTCAGCACGGCCGCGGCGATCGAATATCTGCGGCGCTGCGATTCCGATGAATTTTCGACGATCTATTCGCCGCTGTTTCTGTATTACGAAGCGCGCGAGCGGGAAGGCACGATCGACGTTGACTGCGGGGCCTATATCCGGACCCTGATGGACGTGGCGCGCAAGGAAGGCGCAGCGCCCGAGTCCGCGTGGAAGTATGACGAAAAGCGCTTCGCCAAGCTTCCGAACCCGACCGCCTATGAAAAGGCCAAGCGCTGGAAGCTGGGCGCGCACTATCGCTGCGAAACGATGGGGCAGGTGTTGCAGGCGATCGCCAAGGGCTTCCCGGTGGTCGGCGGCTTCATGTGCCACACCGGCATGGAAGCGCCGGAAGTGAACCGCACCGGCGTGATCCCGCTGCCGCGGGCGAAGCGCGACCGCCCGACCGGCGGGCATGCGGTCTGCTTTATCGGCTATGACCACGCGACCCGCACGGTCGAATTCAAGAATAGCTGGGGCACCGACTGGGGCGATGCCGGATATGGAAAGCTTCCGTTCGAATATGTGGAGCGGCGCGACCTATCGGGTGACTTCTGGGCAGTGACCGCAGAGGCCCCGCCGGAAAAGAAAGTCGCCGCCTGATCGGGCGGAAAAACCGACATGGCCGAAAAGGCGACGAAGAAACGCCGGGCGACGAAAGCAGCGGGGCCACCGGTTCCCGCTGCAACTGTGACGGCCGCGGTGCTTGCGAAGATTTGCCGATGCCACATCCGCACGATCTATCGCTATCGTGAAAGCGGGATCATCGACGGTGATGCGGCCGGCAAGTTCGCGCTGTGGAAGTCGATCGGCCAGATCATGGAGCACCACCGCAAAGCCGCGTCCGGGCTGGAATCCGATGGTGTCAGCGCGGCAAAAGCGAATGCGGCTTTTAAGGATAGCCAGCGCAAACTGAACGAAATGAAGCTGGCGCAGATTGAGGGGTCGCTGATCCCGATCGCGGATGTGGAAGAAATGTGGGGCGGCATGGTCACGTCGGTGCGCCAGCTATTCATGGCGCTGCCCGGGCGCGCGGTCGCCGATCTGCCGCACCTTGTCGGGCCTGATCAGCAAATCCTGCGCAATCTGGTGCGCGACATGCTCCACGAAGTCGCGATCAGCGGGAAGCCGAAGCTGCCCAGCATCATCGCCGACATAGAAGCGGAAGCCGATGCACCCTAGCAGCGTCACCTTGCAGTCCCGGCTTTATGCGCGCTTCGAAGCGCCGCCCTTGCTGAAACTGTCCGAATGGGCGGAAGCGAACATTGTCCTGCCGGAAGGCACCAGCCATCGCCCCGGCAAATACCGCAACTGGCCATATCTGCGCGACATTCTGGACGATATCGGCGACCCGGCGGTGGAGCGCATCACGCTGATGAAGGGCGCGCGCATCGGGTTCACGAAGGGCCTGATCATCGCGATCGCGGCGGCGGAAGCGACGGACCCGCACAGCATCGGTCTGCTGATGCCGACCGAACAGGATGCGGCCGAAATCGGGGAAGATGAAGTTGACCCGCTATTCGAGGCGACGCCCGCGCTGCGCCGGCTTGTGACGAAATCGACGAAATACCGCAAGCGGTTCGTCGGCGGTGGATCGCTTCGGCTGCTGTTTGCATCTGCCGCGCGCCGGCTGCGCCGCATCGATCTGAAATCGCTGTTCGCGGATGAAGTCGATGGCATGTCGCTGACCGATGAAGGTGATCCGATCGCGATCGCCGAAGGCCGCACGCGAACGCACGCGGATCGCAAGATCGTTCTGGGCGGCACGCCGACCGAAGAATCGATCAGCCGCATAGATCAGGCTTACAAGGCCAGCGACCAGCGCATTTTCGAAATCCCCTGCCCACACTGTGGGGCATTCTTCGAATTGAAGTGGGAGTGCATCAGGTGGCCGAAGGAAAGGCCGGAAGATGCGTTTGCGATCTGCCCATATTGCGAAAAGCTGGAGCATGCCGCCGGCGTGGTCGCTGAACCGATCACCGAACGCATGAAGCGCGGGCTGGTCGAACTGGGCGAATGGCGGGTCACGAAGCCGGAAAACACGAAAACCGGCGGGCACGGCTATCAATGCAGCGCGCTGGTGTCGAACTTGCCGAAGGCGACGTGGGGCATTCTGGCGGGCGAATATGTGGAGGCGGTCAAGGCCGGGCCTGCGGGTCTGATGCCGTTCAAGAATCTGGTGCTGGGCCTGCCGTTCCGCACCACGATCGGCAACCTGACCGCGGACACCTTGCAGGCGCGTGTCGAGAACTTCGGCCTGATCGAAACAGAGGAAGGCCAGTCACGGATTCCCGAATGGGTGCTGATGCTGACCTGCGGGGCCGACGTTCAGGATGATCGCATTGAAGCGACGATTCTGGGATGGGCGGCGGCCGGCGCGCCGGCGGTGCTGGGGCATTTCGTGTTCGAAGGGAACACGCTTCATCCGGAAGTCTGGAAGGATTTCGATCAGTTCCTGCGGACCCGGTGGCGGCATCCGAACGGATGGCAGATGCGCATCGACGGCACTGCGGTCGATTCCGGTGGCCACGAAGGGCGCACGCAAAAAGTCTATGACTTCTGTGCCGCCCGGGTTGCGCGCCGGGTGTTCGCGATCAAGGCGCAGGCGAAAGACAAGCCGATATGGCGGCGCGCCCAAAAGGTGAAGGGCAACGCCCGGCTTTACATCATCGGCATCGATCAGGTGAAAACCGCGGCCGTCGAAGCGCTGGCCGCCGAACCGTTCAATGATGAAGGCGAATGGTCGAACATTCACGCGGTGCGGATTTCGAACGATATCGCCGACGATTATCCTGACTGGTTCGATCAGGTCACCGGCGAAGTGCGCCGGGTGAATTACGTCAAGACTCGGATGGAATTCAAATGGGAGTTGAAGCGGACCGGGCAGCGAGTCGAGGCGCTGGATTGCCTATGCTACGGCTGGGCAGTGCGTTATTCGCCCCTGCTTCGGATGCTGGACCTGAAAGCCAGATCGGCGCGCCAGCCGGACCCGGTGGCTTCACCGCCGCCGTTGCCGATCCCCGGGGTGCCTGAGCGCACGCCAGCGTCGAACAAGCCAGCGTCGATCGCGAACTGGGCGGCGCGGTTCAATTCATAGGGGAAGGATGATGGGCAAGGCACCGTTCAGCGAAGGCCGCCCCGGCAAGCGTGATCCCAAAAAGTTGCGGCAGGAAATCATGCGCCGCGCAATGACGAACGCGAACAATAGTCACGGGCTGGGCGGACGGAAAAAAGAGGGTGCGCACGCCCCGCGGCCGATCACTTTGCCGGGGAAGCGGGCCGACTAACCGCACCACGATTGCCGGGCTGGGCAGCGGCGCAGGGTGCAAACGTAAGGCCGCGCCAGCTTTTCCCGGATCAGCACAGCACCGACTTCACGGCCGCGCGAGGTCAGCACGCCGCAGGCGCGCCCATAGTTGCAGCGGGCGGTCCCTTCCGTTCCCTTGGCGCACGCGCACGGAACGATGGTCAGGTCCAGCCGGCCGGCGTTCACAAGGCGCTGGAGCCGGCCCCGGGCTTTGATCGCCAGTGCGGCTTCGGCCGGGCACTTCGCATGATGCCCCTTTTCAGGGGTGTCGAAGCCGATCAGGCGGATTGATTCGTGACGGTGCTGGATCGTGTCGCCGTCGGTCACGGTCACATCGGCGCGGCGGATAGGGTCAGCAGCCGCGGCCGTCGCGAACAGGATCAGGGCCGCGGCAAGGATGCGTATCATGGCCAGATGCGCCCGACTTCGATTCCTTCGCACATGATGCGGAAGCCGATCCGGCCTGCGCCGGTGATGATCCGTTCCGCGTGGAAGTCGAGAATTTCCACGGGTGCGTTCGGGTCGCTGCCGAAGTAAGTGGGCGCGGCGCGCAACAGCGGACCGTGGCGCGTCGGGTCCCAGTCCCAGCGCTGGCGGTTCTGCGCCCACGCATCCCGGATCAGCTTTTCGCGTTCGGGCGTCATGCGGGCAGCGGCAAGGTATAGGCGTGCGGCACCACTTCATGGAACCGCCATCGCCAAGGGTCCGCCCGATAGATCGCCAGATGCGTCACGAAGGTTTCGGCGACGCCTGGACCGTGGGACTGGAGCATCAGGACGATCTGGCACGCGCGCACCGAGTCGTGCTGGACAAGCCGCAGAACGAACAGCTTTGCCAGCCAGCGGGGGCGAAACGGCAGATCGCCGTTGCACCAGATCGTCGCAAGATTATAGGGGGTGAGTTGCATCACAACCCCCGGAAAAAGTCGGCGCGTTCGGAAGTGCGGCGCACCTTGTCGGCCGCCTCCCACGAACAGAAGCCTTTGTGCCAGCGCACGCGGACCTTGCCGCTGTAGCGCCCGCGCGGCAGGCCGAATTCTTCGACCGTGCCGGTGTGTTTGGGATCGTCGATGCAAAACACTTCATCGCCGAGCAACAGGGGCAGGGGCGTCATGGCGGGGCCGGGGGTGACGGGGCAGGGGTGATTCATGATCATGGTGTGGGGTTCCTTGCAAGGGTTTCAGTTCGTTAGGACGGTTGCCATGGTGATGGCGACCAGTTGCAGCGGCGGGCCTTCCTTTCGGTTCATCTGCCGGAAGGCATAGCCGGCATCGGCTTCCGCCGATGCGCCTTCATAGGGGCCGCCGCACCACAGCCAGCCGACCTGCGAATTGACGTGTTCGCGGATGCGATAGTGGGTTTCCACCATGCGGGCGGTGCCGGTGCGGGCGTCAATGATGTTTTTGGATTTCACGGTCATGATGGGGTTCCCTGTATGGGTTTGCATTTAACGCAATAACGTATATCGCGAAACTTGCGATTTCTGCAAGCGAAATCGGACTAGCGCACGTCGCTTTTCGCGTTCTAGGCTGCCGAACAGTCAGGATCGCAGGCCCTTTCATGCCGTCACCCGCTAAAGCATTGCAGCCGCAACGAAATGGCGCGCGTGTCCCAGCAATTCTTCCGGGAATGCCATCGCCAAGCATGCCAAAAACGGCCCCCGGGAAGCCCGCACCGCAGGCGGCCTTTTTGCAGAACCCGCAAAGCAGCCTGTTCCTTTCCGCTTTCGCGGCCGTCATGCGCGAGCCGTCGGAGGAATATCAGCGGGTCTGGCTGGAAGGCACCACCCGGGCGCTGGACGCCCTTCACAATAGCGGATGGCTGACCGGCGGGATCGAACAGGCGACCGCCCAGATGGTCGGCCCCATGATGGGACTGAACGCCCAGCCGGACCCGATCCTGTTCGGTGATGACGCCAAGGCGGCATCCGAGTGGGCGCGCAAGGTGGAGCGCCGGTTCGAAGCATGGGCGCGCACGCCCTATGCGTGCGATCTGGCCGCGCGGCAGAACCTTGGCCAGATGTGCGCGCAGGCCACAAAGGGCTGGTTCGGCACCGGTGAAATCTGCGCGCTGATCAAATACCGCAAGCGGCCGGGCAACACGCACGGCACGAAGATTCAGGTGCTGCCGTCGATGCGCATCCCGCACGCGGCGCAGAACCCGCGCGCAACGCAAGGCGTCATTCTGGACAGTGACGGCGCGCCGGCGGCCTATTGCGTCGAAACCTTCGATGCCCGCCAGCCGGCAGTTCGGCGCGAAGTCGTGGTGCGGTCGCGCGATATGACCGGCCGGCCCGTTGTGATCCACATTCACGACTCGCCGGCGACGGTGGTGCGCGGTCTGACTCCGCTAATGCCGGTCCTGCAAGTTCTGAAACAATATGACCAGTTAACGAACGCGACGCTGACCGCGGCGCTGATTCAGGCGGTGTTCGCTGCGACCGTCGAATCGGGCAGCCCGACCGAAGATGTGATGAATTCGCTGCGCACCGAAGGCGAGCAAGCCGCCACTGCGGTGACCGATCAGGATGATCTGGGCGGCTTCGACGCGTTGATGCAAGCGCGGCTGGAGTGGTATCAGAACACGAAGATCGATCTGGGGCAGTTCGGGAAGATTGCGCACCTTTTCCCGGGTGAAAAACTGAACTTTCTGCGATCGGAGCACCCGAATTCGAACTTCAAACCGTTCACGCGCTTTCTGTTGCTGGAGGTCGCGCGGTGTCTGGGCATCACTTACGAACAGTTAACTGGCGACCGTGAAGGCGCGACCTATTCATCCGAACGCATGGGCGGTGCTGAAAACTGGCTTTTGACCACCGCGCGCCGCGCTGTGATCCCGGTCCCGTTCATGCAGGCGGCATATGAAGCGTGGCTGGAGGAAGATATCGAACTGGGCATGACGGAAATCCCGGGCGGGTTGCCGGCGTTCTATGCGAATCGGGATGCTGTGTGTCGGGCAGAATGGCGCGGCCCGCCGAAGCCGACGGCCGACGATCTGAAAACCGCCAAGGCGAACGAAATCAAATTGAAGAATCGGATCATCACGCGGGAAATGTGGAGCGCAGAGGAAGGAGTCGACTGGGAAAACGTCGATGA